ATCGCTGAAGTGTGAACAATGCCGAAACCGCCGAGGTAGTACCAGGCGATACCCTTTGAGCGACCGTAATCCGTTGGGATCTTGCCGCGCATTTCTTCTGGCACAGCGATGGCTTCGGCCACCGTGTCGTTACCAAAGAAGAAAATCCAGTCGGACTGGCCGTTCGTCCACGATGTCGTGGTCGTGCCGTCAGTACCGGTGCCCTTGGCAATGTTGGTCTGCTCAATGAAACGGGTATTTTCGTAGCGCCCAATCTCACCGTTCATGATGAGGTTGAAGCCCGTGTCGCTGTACTGGTGGATCGTCTCAAGGTTGTTCTTGAGAGTACGCAGCGTCGTCGGCCATGCAATCGCGTAGTAGTCGTCCGCGATGTACGCCGGGATATTGCGTTCCTTCATTGCGTCCACAATCGCCTTGGCGTGCGCGTTGTTGAAAGCAATCGAGTTCGTGCCCGTGACCGTACCGTTGGTGAACAACGTGACAGCCGACGTCGAGGTGCCGCCCGTTGGGATGGCGCGCAGCAACGTCTGGTTAAACTGGGTCCACGCAGCGCGGTCAAGGTACTTGACGCAATCGTTCTTGAGTACCTTCTTGATGACGTCCTCGACCGGGAACTTCGACAAGTTGTCGAGCTTGCCCGAGTAAGGAACGCTGTTACCGGCTTCCGTCACCGTCAGGGTGCCCTGAACGATGGTGAAATTGGTCTCAGGCATCGTGTTCGTTTCGACAAGGACGGCACCAGCCGCCGCGACGTCAGAGAAAACGTCCCACGTGAAGGTGTCACCCTTCTTCTTGCCCTGCTGTGAAATGTCATGAACGTCAGCGAACTGACGGAACTTGACGAGTGGCTGCACGTTAGCGCGCAGTACGTTACTGAGCTGACGGCTGTAGAGATAGCCGCCGAGGCTGTTAACAGCCCAAACTTGACCTGCCATGTGGCGAGACTCCTAATGTTGGCCTCGCCGACATGGCGAGGGATTTAACGTCGATGCACAGTTGGCCGAGCCTGACCCCTAGCGGATGCCATCTTTGCGATGGACGATTCGTAGGTCTCATTCTCGTCCTCGTCCGACTCATCCTGTTGCCGACCACCGGCCACCGGAATCGCACGGACCGACGCTTTGCGTTGCTCTTTATCGGCTCGACGCTGGGGATCAGCGGCAGGCGCAACAGTGCGGCCTCTCAGTGCCCGGGCTTCCTCACCTACAGTGCGGAGCCGCTCCTTGAAGTCCATGTCCGGGTTAGACTGCGCGAGTTGCGAGTCCTTCCAGACCATGTATTCCTTCAGGCGGGGATCTGATAATTCGCCCTGGTATTCCTTGTCGAACCAATTAACAGCTTCACGAAACGTCAACCGACCATCAACGCGCTCGTCCACTAGCCTCGCAACGTCCGCTGATGCGGATGGTCGCTCAATGGCCTGTGCCAACTCGTCAATCGCCTCTTGCTCACCCATAATTGCGCGGTTGAGCAGTTCTCGCACCCGGCCATTAACCGGATTCGCCGCCTCGTCCCGATGGGATGGAGTGGCGCTGAGGTTATTTTTAACAAGTTCCTTGGCAGAACGCAAGTATTCATCTGCTGCGGACACTTTGGAGGCGTTCTCGCGCAGCTGCTGAAGGGTGAGCCATCGCTCCTGACCGTTGACGATCAGCCGGTAGTACGTCTCACCGTTCGTCACCTTGACGTCATCGGCCCCGGCAGCACGCGCTTCGTCTAAATTGCGGTCCGCTTCCTCAGCCTCGGCCACGACCGTGCCGTTATCTTCCTCGGCCTCACGTTCGCGCCGCTGTCCCTGCTCGGTCCATGCCTCGTCCTCCAAATCCTCCATGCCGTCCGCCGACTTTTTCTCGTCCGCTTGGTTGGCGATAGAGTTCAGGCGCTCTAAACGCTCCTCATTGCGTGCCTTATTGGCCGCCCGGGCGTCTGCTTCACGCTTAGCACGCGCTTCCTCGTCTGTCATGTTCTCAGCCATTATTCGTCCTCCTTAAGCATTTCCAAAGACTGCCGACCCATGTCAACAGCATGGCCCAACCACTGGGCAAAGTTGCGGGACCAATAGATTTTGCCCCTTATTTCGCGGATTTGGCGGTCCTCAAGGACGCCGACACCGGAAATTAGCTCCTCGATGGCCGTCTGTTCATCGTGTTTGGCCTTCTGAAGCAGGTAATCGCCAATATCGGACGTCAAAAAGTCCTCAACCTGCTTGCCAAAGACCGCTGTGCGGACCAGCGGCTCATCCGGGTCTATGTGCCTCCCCATCTAATTCCCCTTTATGCCGGTTTAGGTGCCTGTGGCTGCCCCTGAGGCTGCATGGCGGCCTGCTGGGCTGCCTGCTGCTGCTGTAGCGCCGACTGGTGCATCGCCTGATCCTTGGCCGCAAGGTGCCCTGCGTATAATTTAACGTTCTCGTGCCGGTCCTCTTTATCGGCAAGCAGTAACTTTACGATATTGGACTGGGTAGACGTCTCACGCTTGACAGCGTTGGCCTCGGACTTGTCTCGGCGCTCCATCATCAGCTGCTGTAGCTTCATTTGAAGCTGCTTGAGCTGCATGGCCTGTGCCGCCTTCTCAGGATCGTTGCCCATGCTGAACCGCTCGCCGTCGCTGTAGCCTGAAAGCGCCATAACTTCCTTGAATACTTCCTCAAGGTTCACGCCTGGCGGTGGCTTCAGGCTGATCTTTGAGAACGCCATGATGCCGGACAAGAACTTTTGCATTTTCGTCACCGGGTCCGTGTTGCCCATGCCGACGTTGACGTTGACCGTCATCTCGCGCTCAAGCATATCGTCCGTGACTTTATCCATGCCGAACTTCTGGAACTGCTTTGACTTCTTGCCCGCAATCTCCAGCACCGTCTGATCGGTCTCGTAATGCTGCTCAAGCAGGACCAGTTGGCGTAGGACGGGCGCGATGAAGGTCTCGCAGTACGTCATCAGCATATAATCGGTCAGCAGGTTAGCCGGAGCCTGTAGCAGGGTCATGGCCCGCGCTGGCTCCCGTGGGCTACGGTTTGTCTGTACCGACGCCGCGCTGAAGTTGCCCACCAGTTCGTCAAAGTTCTGGTTGTTCCGATCTTCCTCAGCGTAGGCCGACGCCGTTACGTCCGGCCATGTATTTTCGACAACATCGGTTTGTGGGTCGTCCATAAGGACAACACGCCCGGGGACGTTACGGACGAGGGCTGGAAGGTCGACATTCTTGCCCCGCTTGGCGAAATATCCTTTGTTGAGGACGAATTTAACGTTGTCGAGACGGCTGTTCTTAATTTCGTTGATTTCATCCTGTAACCCCTTAACCATCTGTGGAATGGTGGTCGGAATAGGCCGGTGCGTTTCGACACTAGCCACGCCAAACACATACGGACGTTTCCCGTGGAACACGGTCGCATCGAGCGGCTCCGGATCCGTCAGCATCTTGTCGCTGTTCAGGGTCCAGAACTGGTAGTCGGTGCCGTTCCAGCGGTGAATATGGCGATGCACCCATACGATGTCATAGTCGGACACGGTACGGCGCTCAAGGTGCGCGTCCTGGGCGTTGCCACCACGGGCGCGACGGGTGCTGTCATCCTGCATCTGGCCGATCAGGGCGCTGTCAGGGTACTTTTTCCACTGGCGGCCCTTCGGATCTGGCCGCTCCATCCGCTGCTTAACGTCTACCGCGTACATCGGGATGATGTGGATCAGGTACGGGCTGCTATTAACCGGGTCGGTCCAGTTGGCCGACGGGTCAAACCGGAAGTTCTCAATGGGGATCAGGTCCACCATTGGCTTATCGTCTGACCGTATCAGCTTGCCCTTGGCGTCCTTACGCATCGCATAGCGCCAGTGCACATGGGCCACGCAAGCGCCCTGCACCTGAGCGTCCTGAAGGCCGCCCATGCACACCTGAAACCACGGGATTGACTTGGTTAGGCGGTACTGCAAGAGCTGCTGCATGACGTCAGCCGAGACGCGCTCCACTTCGTCGTTACCGTTGACCGGTGTGACGCTGATGCGGTCTAGGTTGCTGAAGAACGCCGCTGCTGCTGCGGCCTCATTTTTGCGGATGATCGCCCGAGTCTTGGGGACGAATATGTTGGACCGCTTGCGGAATATCTCGCTGTTGTACTTGCTGTCCGACGGGTGCTGATTGTTGAACGCCTTGATCGAATCGTCCCACTTGGACCGGTAATTCGTGTCCACAAAGGACGTACTAAACCGATAGGCGTCCTGGGCGCGACGCTTCCAGTTGGGCTGCTCAGGGTCAAAATCGTCGTACATCTCATCCGGTGACGATTGCTCGGGCATGACGCCTTCGCCATCCTGTTCGCCCGCTGCATACCACAAGTCCATATCGCCACTAGGCGGGTCTTTGATCGACGGGGGCTGTGGACGCCACTGGGTGCTATCGGTCATTGGAATTTACTCGATTGTTTGTAGCGCCACTGTTTCGGCACCGTTGGCTCCCGACCATCCCACGCGCTCCGAGGCAAGTCAAACGCCTCTAGCAGTTCGCCCCCGAATTTGATGCAAGAGTCGCGGATCTCGTCCGGTGTGCCCAGTTTGTTCTTCGGCAACAGCGACGCAAATCCTTCCTTGCCCAACGCATTGGCAACCGCGCCTGCAATGGCGAGGTGACGCACGACAATACCGCCGCCCTGAAAACCGATAACCCACGGGTGATTTGGGTAGGACTTGTTCAGCGCATCACCGACCTTCTGGGCCAGTTCTAGCTGCGTCAGTTCCTCGGGATCGCCCGCCTCAAGTACGTGGTTGAACGCCAGGTCCCGCATTACTGATTGCCCCACGGGTGAAACCGCACTTCAACCCGAGCGGTGACGGTCGAATCTTTGGAGTCGGACCATAGCGCCATGGTCTGATACCTCACGCCCATGTCCACCGTCAGGCGGTCGGACGGGTGAAATTCCTACCCGGCGCCAGCGTGCATCCGAGGCTCCATG